GCGGGGTATAATCCAAATATATCTATACCAGCGGGTACGTACCCTAATCAGCTAACCATGACAAACCGAAATACCGGTTCATCAGGTAGCGGAGCGGGGAATCATAAACGTGTGATGTCCTTTACACTATCAGGTTCGCCAAGTACGGGGGACACGATTGTTATTATAGATGCTGACATCAGGAGTGCCGTATCTATACATAACTATTCGTATACCGTACCGTCTGCTCAGAACGGTAACTTGGCGGCAGTTGTTGCCTCCATTTCTGAAAACCTTCCAAATGGATCATACGTAAATAATGGGGGCGGATTTTACACGATTACCTGGATTGATGCATCTTATTACGGCGGTCAAACATTTGCCATAGAACTATTTTACGAAGGTGCTACGGTTAGCAACTCTATACCCTCGTGCCTTGACAACACCTCATATCAACTCGCCCTATCCATCAGGGATGGCGGCGAAAACTTTGTAGGGGGGCGTTTCTTTCCGCTTGATACCGATAATACCTTTGTTGTTAATACCCCATCTTATGCGCAGGTCTTGGGTAACGCCATTGAAATACAATGGCAGATAACCAACCCCGTAGCACCTGTTGGAGCTATTGATTACCAATGGTTAATTACAGCCCCACAGGTCATAAAAGTGCTTGATACGATTGCTACACCATTGCAGTATTTAGGTGGTTGGGACGCCGCAACTAATACGCCTACACTAGCCGTTAACATGATTGGGAAAAATGTTGGCGCAACATATCAAATAACGACCCCCGACGCACCCGCAGACACGGCAAGGTATACTAACCTAGGGAATGAAGATACGTACAATACAGGTGATTATATCACATATAACGGGCAATCATGGAGCGTATTGCCAAAAGCATTTGGCGACCTGACTAGTACGGGTAATATATTAGCTTTTTCGCTAAATCCGTTGAAGCTATTTAACGATAGCTATTCTCAGGTTGGCGTATCAACTAATCTAGTTTATGATTTTGCTGTAGGGGATAGGTGTACGTTGCATTACTACCTTACAGGAACGACCCCTACCTATATCAATGATCCCTGCGTAAATCTATCGGTTATCGGGTATGATGCGGGAAACTATATAGTTAAGGTGGAGAAACCTAATCCCGCTGACTTTGATGATAGCGTGCTTAACGGTAAAAACGTTTTCTTACGCCTATACTCACCACAACTCATTACTCAGGCTAATTCAACCACTCAACAGGATTTAGAATGGTTTGAGATCGGCGAGCGTTTCCCTATAGTTGATGGACAGTTTAGCGTATTACAGGGTAACATAGTAGACGGCGGTGTGTATTATAAGACAAGGCAGTTTGATGATGCTTTAAAGCCATATACAAACACCCCTATTCAAACCTTAGCTACCGATTTTAACTATTCAGATTTTTACCCGTCTGCTTATAATAGTTTTGGCAGGGCAAGGACTTACGATGATGAGTTGGTGCAAACCGAAAGAATGGCGGATATTATACCGTCACAGACGTACATACTCGGTAGTAAAAACAATGGTCTAACCAGATTCTACCCAGATGATATATATGGTGACGGTAATGGTCAGACATCATCAAGCAAGGGGGCTATACAAATATTAGAGCAGCGGGGAGATGTGTTATGCGTTGGACAGGAATTGGATTGGTTTTATATTCCCGTTAACTATGCATGGACAATATTGAATGACCAGCAAACGGGGCTATCCATTTCTGATAAATTACTCAACAATGGGCGTTATTCGGCAGAAGGAGTTGGTATTGGGCTGGCTAAAGAAAGTTTTTGGCGTAGGTTAGATAGGATGGGTTTTATATCCCCTCAAAAATCAGAACCATTTGAGATAACGCTATCTGGAATTGATAGCATGTCTGCCAAGATGAGTAAGTTTTTTAAGTCTACTTTACAGGTCGCTTATTCAGCAGGTAAGAAGTTATTCATGTTTTATAATGACTATTACGAAGAACCAATATTATGCATACAGTCTGTTGCGGGGATACTCGTACAAATACCTTTCGGTGCAGATTGGCAGGTAAATAATAACTATATCATAACACCTTCGGATGTATCAGCCACCCCAAACGGGGCGCATTGTACCGCTTCGTATGATGACACAACGGGATTGGTTACTTATACGCCTACAGCAAACTATGTCGGGTCAGATACGACTACATTTACCGCCAATAACGGGTCTGGTGCCATAACGCCGAATATATGCCTGCAATGGGTGGGTGGCGATACGACAGTTAATCCATTCTCATTTGCGCCTTTGGTAGGGCAACCATTAAGCACTGAATTGCAATCTAATACGATTGGGGTTACCGGCATAAATATTGCTGTACCAATATCGATTACGGATGGTATGTATAGCATAAACGGTGGTGCATTTACAAGCGCAGCGGGGATGGTTAATCTATACGATAACGTACAGGTTGAAGTAGAAAGTTCGGGGAGTGAAAACACATCAACATCGTGTACGTTAACCATATCGGGTACAACAGGAACATTTACTGTTACGACAGGTACGACAGCGGTTAGCCCATTTGCCTTTACAGCGCAGACAGGACAACCGTTAAGCACGGAAATAATCAGTAACTCCATAACAGTTACAGGTAATACTATTCCTGCACCAATTTCTATTACAGGCGGTTCGTATTCAATAAATGGAGGTGCATTTGTAAATACATCGGGTACAGTTCCCTCAGGCGCAACGGTACGTGTCGAAGTGCTAAGTTCTGCCTCGTACAATTCCATAACCGATTGCGTACTATCTGTTGATGGGCAAAGCGGGACGTTTACGGTAACAACAGCATTTGTAGATGCATTTAGTTTTGCACCGGTAAACAACGCTCCGTTAAGCACATTAGAAACTTCCAATAGTATAACCGTGGCAGGGTCAGACGTTGCGCCATACCCAATAAGTATTACAGGGGGACAATATAGCATTAATGGCGGTGCATATACATCTTCGCCGGGTACAACTAATATTGGTGATGTTATTACCGTTCAGGTAACGTCAAGCGCATCGAACAGCACAATCACCTCGTGTATACTTACCATACTTGGCGTTTCGGCAACATTCACCGTAACAACACTTGGAGTTGAGGCGGCAACAGGTATATTGGTAATTGACATATTCGATACTACTACCATAAACGTTTATGCCTACGTGAATACACCGGGGGCAATTATTCCATACCAACAACCTGTTTATACTGGGCATAACTTTTACCCAACAGGCAGCACCGATGCAGCAAACGCATGGGCGCTGTCAAGCGACCTTAACCCTCCGCAACCTACAAGAAGGTTTGAATTTAATTTACAAAAACTAGCCGCAACATACCCCTCTCAACCTACATTTACAATTGTAGTAGCAGGCAGGGATGTCACTTCGGGCACGATGCGGGGTTCTTATGTAAATCAATCTGCTTCGGATAGTAATATGATAATGACAGGCTCGCCGGGTACTTATTTACCGTCAGTTAGTGGAACGGAGTTAAGTTCTACGCCTTATAGCGGTTACGCCGTTGTAGGTGGTGCAGATGGAACTTATGGTATTGGAGTAGGGGCAGTAATTACTACATTTGTTTATAATGTTAGTGCGATGACTATAACACAAAGTTAAAATGTACAGTGCAGTTGAAAATACGCCAATAGTTGTAGATCTTGTTGCGGCATCCCGTGACACGGGATGGACTGTAGATGGAGTTACGGCTTATCACTCGTCTTGTAATGCAGGCAGCATTCCAAATGCTTCTTTCCCCGTAACCGCCAACCAAACTTACGAAGTTTCATACTCTATATTATCCATATCAGCAGGGTACGTGCAAATGCAATCGCCGGGCAGTAACGGGGCGGAATACACAACATCGGGCGCAGTATTAGAAACGATTACTCCGACATCAAATGGTTACGTGTCTTTCTACTCCAATGCCATTTGCGCCATAGAATCATTCAACATTCATAATATTTCGGACAACGTTGGCACAACCTTAGCCTATTCGATGGAAGATAAAGGATGGTCTGATTTCCGAACTTTATACCTTGATTGGGGCTGGTCAATATTTGATAGGGTAATTGTTGCCTCAAATGGCGCTTTGTACGCCTCAGAAAATGGCTCATCTAACACAAATAACTTCTTTGGCACGAAATATCAGTCCTCTATTAAGGTTGTTTTTGCTAAAAACCCTACAATTATTAATACATACGAAGTATTATCGTACCAAGCAAATATGCTGTTAGTATCTACGGTGTCGGGGATAACTACACCAACGGGACAGGTGACGACTTTGATCGAGAGCGATTTTTTAAAGGAAACGTTAACGGATGGGACGACTACTGTTATTTCGTACAACAATGATGGGGTATATAGTGCAAGTTTTAAGGGGGATGAATTGGAAAGTACAATCGAGGGTTCGCCAATGAGGGGCAACTACATTACGGTGGAATTGGTAACTGTAGACGGGAGTACCCCGCTTGAATTGTTTAGTTTGGCGGTTAAGACCGCTCGTACGTGGGTCGGAAATAGGTAACATGGAAGAAATAGAAGCAGGCAAACTATTAGATATATTTTTCAATCCTACCAAAGCTAACCAAAAATGGGACGCTATAAATAAGGTTGAAGAACATATTTCATCGTTACCGGACAAGGTATGGGGCGATTTGGTTGAAGATGCCACTCCGGGTCTTTACATACGGCAAATTACGCTCCCTAAAGGCACTTTGCTTACCAGTCGAATACATAAGACCTGCCATCCGTTTGTTGTTACTAAAGGGGCTATTACTGTCTACAATACCATAGGCGATACACAGGAATTATACCACGCAGGGCATAAAGGTATCACATATCCCGGAACACGAAGAGTACTATATACACACGAGGAAACTACATGGACTACATATCATCCGACCAACCGAATTACCAATGATTTTTTTAATTTGGAAAGTGAGGAAAAGCAAGTTATATTTGATAGTATAATGTCAGATATAATTCAAGAGTATTATAATCCATTATTGATTAATTTTGACGAGGGAATATTTATATGAGCGCAGTTTTTATAGGTGGTGCTACTGCGGTAGCAGGATTGGGTTTAAAAGCATACGAGGGTCTACACCAAGACCACGAAGCTAATCAAATTCAAAAAAATCTCAAAGACCCGACCTACAATATCCCCGCCGAGTTTCTTCAAAATAAGAATATTGCAGCACAAATGGCACAAATTGGCATGCCTCAACAGCAATACAACAACGCCACCAATCAGATACAAGCAAATCAGGCAGCGGCAATAGCAGCGGCAAGTAATTCCAATAACCCAAGTGGCGCAATAGCCAAGATACAAGGGCAAACCAATGCAGCTACTGGAAACCTAAACGCAGAGGACGCAGCGGCAAGGCAGAATAATCAACGTTATTCATTACAGCAAAATGCAGCCTATGGCGATCAGGAATTAGCTAAACAGCAAAACGATGTGTTCGATAAGTATACCCGTAATTTCAATTTAATGCAGGCTTATCGTGGTGCAGGAACACAAAACTTAATGGGTGCTGCAAGTGATGCTACAAGCTTGGCAGGAACGGCTATATCGGCTTATGCAGGACAGGGTCAAACTCCTACTTTCGGGCAGGCTTATGGGCTACCTAATTTGCAAGCATCTGCCCCTCAATTTACGCCGCCTGCCTCTAATCCGCCACAAGGAACTATCCCTTATTATCAAATTGCACAGTAATGGGTGTAGGAAATCTTCATATAGGCGAAAATATTGGGGGCGCACAAATATTCCCTCAATCTCCCGGTGTACAACAATTCGCTAATATCGTAGCTACGCAAAAAGCGAAGCGTGATGCAGATAATAAGTACCTTAACGACACACTCGCCTCATTCGACCCGACAGGCTTACGTAACGATGCGGACAGGCAGGATGCGTATAAACAATATTCCGATTGGAAACAACAGGCTATTGATGCGGAGAACGAACGTGATCCACGTAAAAAGGCTATGGCAATTGCGCAGGTTAGGGACGGGATAGGAAGGTTAAATGCTTTTGTTGGGCAGAGTAAGAAACAGGGGCAATTAGAGCAATCTATTGGTTTAGACCTGATGAAAAATAGGCATAATTATTCTGATGACAGCATTGATAAGTATAAACAAAGTGTACAGTCGGGTATCAATAGCGGAAGCGTGATTACATCCCCCCTTGATATTGAGCGAAAAGTTGATCCAGATAAAATGGATGCTGATTATAAAAAGTTCAAAGAAAGCGTTATCGCACCAACACAATGGGACAATGGCAAACTTGTAGGTACACAAAATCTACCTGATGGACGTTCGGTATATCATACCGAACAGAATCGTGGCGTACTTATGGACGGAGAAAATGGGGCATTTCATAATATGCTAAATTACACATCTGCCCATGATGACTTTAAAAAAGGTCTACAAGATAGATACCCGCAATTGCAAGGCAATAGCGAAGCCGAAACGAATGCGATGCGTGTCAGGCAGTATATGACCGATATGGGGGATAGTAAAGGCTTTCAGGATAAACCCAAACCGGGAAGTTATGAAAGTCCTGCACCGGAAAGACCTGTTAGACCGTCATTTGATGATATACAGTACCATAACAAATATGGCACATGGCCTGTAAAAACAGATACAAGCCAACCAACACCTGCACAGCAGTTGATACAAAATATGCAAACAGGGCAGGCTGGTAGCGGAGA